GGAGTAGAGGAGTCTAAACAGGGTCCATGCATTGAATGGCAAACACATTAACAGAGAAAGCCGTGTAGGCTAGGAGACAATGATGCCAGCTAAATTCTGTGTACAACGCGGAGAATGGGAGGAATAGTTATGCAAATTGATATTTCCAAGGGCTTCCGTCAATATTCTCCAGAGGACCTTCGGTCCTACGCCTATCGGGGATTGATTACGTGTGGCTCCTATGATATGAGCGATTTCCTTGAACACATCTTTCAGGGGATGATTTCTGAAGCTGAAGCTGAGAGAATTGCTGAGGAAGCTAATGAAGAAGGGTATAGTGAGGGCTGGAATGCCTGTGAGATTGATCGAGATTAAATATTGATAGGGGGTTGGGGTGGTGAGTCGTGAAACAGGTTTCACTATTACACGCTACGGAGTAGACGTTGATCTTTCTGTAGAAGGCAAGACGCAGTGTCCACGTTGCCGCCACAATGGCCGAGACAATTCTCATAATAACCTAATGGTTTATGGACTAGATGAGAATGGAAAGCATCGTGGATATTTCTGCTGGTCTTGTGAATTTAAGATGCCTAGCCAACAATGGCTGGAAGATAATGGCCAAGTTGAAGAAGAGGAGTATGAAGAGATCGTGGGCAGTCATTTTGATAAAGAAGTAAACGAGAAAATTAAGAAACAAACAGGTGTTGACCCAAAAGGGTATCGCGGGATTCGTACAGAAACTTCTCGACCATTCGGCGTTCGTTATGCCTACTCGGAAGAGGATGGCAGCGTTTCTGCTACATACTACCCTTGCACAGAGGAGTATGATATTTCAGGGTACAAAGTTCGCAAGCATCCTAAAGACTTCTCTAGTCCTGTTGGAGAGACAGGTAAAGATTGTGAGCTGTTTGGTCAGTTCCGGTTTAAGACCAACAACCACACTGTTGTGATTGTCGGCGGTGAACACGACTGTTTGGCGGCTTTCCAGATTCTTTCTGATGCACAAAAGAATAAAAACTTTGATCCAGTTGCAGTTGTAAGTCCGACCATTGGTGAGAGCGGGGCATACAAGCAGGTTCAGAAGCAATATGCTTTCTTCAATCAGTTTAAGAAGTGTATTATTGCAATGGATGAGGATGAGGCAGGCCGAGGAGCAGCGGAGAAGATTGCTAAAGTTCTTCCCCGTGGCAAAGCCTACATCATGAAAATGCGTCTGAAAGACCCAAACCAATATGTTGTTGATGGTCGTGAGCAAGAGTTTGTTAGTGATTTCTGGGCCGCACAGCCCTATACACCGGCTGGTGTTCATGCCTCGACTGCTCTCTATAAAGCAGCACTAGAGCGTATGGACTTAGACATGATTAGTCTTCCCCCGTTTATGTCGAAGGCTGCTACTATGCTGGGGAATGGGATTGTGAAGCGAGAAATTACTCTCATCCTTGCCAAAACCTCGATTGGTAAGACCACTTTGATGTCGGGACTGACTCAACATCTTGCACTGAATGAGCAGAAAGAGATTATTGGAGTTCTTTCACTTGAAGCGGACGCTGGAAAATTCTCTTTGAATTTGCTATCATACCATTTGCAAACTCCTCTGCATCGCATGAGTAAGGATGAGCGCCGCAATTTCCTAGAGCGCCCCGAGATTCAGGAGAAGGTAGAAAAGCTCTATATGAAACCCGATGGTACTCCGACACTCTATGTCTGTGATGATCGTGGTGCGAATTGGGAGCAGATTAAAGAGAAAGTCTTGGAGATGATTATCTCTATGGGCGTTACGGTACTGGTTGTTGACCCATACTCTGACCTTCTGTCTGGAATGAGTGTTGGTGAGCAAGAAGAAGTAGCGACATGGTTTAAGAAGATTATGAAAGAGTACGGTGTTACTCCTGTTATTGTATCTCACGTCCGTAAGTCTTCTACTGGAGCGAATGCTGGCCCACTAACAGAAGATGATGCCCAAGGAAGTAGTTTTCTCGTGAAGGCAGCAGGACAAACAATTTCACTGGAGCGAGACAAACAATCTGAAAGTCCTATTGAGCGTAACCGGACCTACATTAACATTTTGAAGAATCGTGATTTCAGTGAGACAGGCCCAGCAGGTTCAATGTATTACGACATTCAGTCTGCGAATCTTTTTGATTTTGATGAATATATGGCGGCTAATCCAGAATTGGCTGAATTTTAAGGAGAAATAAATGCTTGGTGAAAATGAAATCATTCTCGACATTGAGGCTGATGGCTTTATTTTTGAATCCACGAAGATTTGGACGATCTGTGCAACACATCTTCAGACTGGAGAGAAAATTAAACTCAATCCATTCAAAGACCCGGAAGCCAAGTCGAAACTGATTTCATTTCTTTTTAAGAAAGAAAATCCAACAATCGGTTTTCACTTCGGACTCGGCTATGACATGTTTGTGATCCAGAATCTTTTGGGCATTACATTCTCAGTCGGTAAAGATTTGATTGAAGGCCGTCCAGTTCAATTTGTTGATACACTGTACTTGTCGATGTTTTTAAATCCTGATCGCAATGGGCACAGTATTGAAGCTTTTGGTGAGATTCTTGGACTACCAAAAATTGATTACCGACAACGTGCAATTGATCTTGGCATCATTGACAAGAATGCTCCAAAAGGTGCTGAGTTTATGCAGCATCATCCAGAAATGGATGTCTACTGTGAACGAGACGTTGATGTAAACATCCGCGTTTATAACTACTTGAAGGAAGAGTGGCTAGATGTTTACGGGAAAGAGTTCTCAATCACTGATGCGTATAAGTGCGGCCAGAAAGCATTTTACTTGATGTCTTGTCAGGAATTAACAGGTTTCAAATTTGATGTACAGGCTGCTCTCAAACTGAAAGATCGGATTGCTAACATGATGGAAGAGATTCGCGCTGAAGTTGAGCCGAAACTTCCTCCCCGTGCATTGAAGAAGTCCGAAGAGAAAGCTTACACGATGCCTGCAAAACCATTTAAAAAGAATGGTGACTTCTCCGCGTCGTGGACCAATTTTGTTGAGAAGCACGGGGGAGTGCTTGACAGTCAGACGGGACTTTGGGAGTTCTATGGAAAGAAATACCCCGTCGTGGCGGGGTCTATGCTTGATATCCAAATGCCGATGGAGATGGCAAACCAAGATCAGATGAAGGATTGGTTCATTCAGCAGGGTTGGAAACCTTCTCTCTGGAATTACCAGCGTGGTCCAGATGGCAAGCCAATGCGCGACCCAAAAACACGGAAGCTGATTCCAACAAGCCCAAAGATTCAGGAAGCGGGGAAGATTTGCCCTAATTTGATGCAACTTGAGGGCGATATTGTAAAACAGGTTGTTAAGTGGTTGAGCTTGCGGAACCGCCAATCTGTGTTGGAGGGGTGGTTAACAAATGATCGTCTGAAGATGGATGGACGTATCGGTGCTGGACGCACGGGGATTGCTGCGACACATCGCCAAAAGCATCGAACTGTTGTGAACGTGCCTAAAGCTTCAGAGAAAGTTCTGCTCGGTAATGAGTTTCGGGAACTCTGGATTGCAGAGAAAGAGATGCTTATTGCTGCTGGAGATGCTGCGGCAATCGAGGGGAGGGTCCAAGGACATTACTGCTTTAAGTATGATAACGGAGCAACTGCTGAAGAACTTTTGAAAGGAGACGTACATAGTAAGAATGCTCTGGCTTTTTATGGGCACTTGAAGGACTTGGAAGGTTTTGACCCGTCAAGTCCCGACTTTGACAAGGAGCATCCAACGTTCAAACCGTTCCGTGATCGCAGTAAAAATGGCTATTACGCCATTATGTATGGCGCTGCCGGGCCTAAAGTGGCTAGTACATTGGGCCTTCCAGAGAAAATGGGACAACAGAAGTTGGAATTGTTCTGGGAAGTAAATCCGGGTACTAAGTCCTTGAAGGAAAATCTTGAAAAGTATTGGGAAAGCCGTGGGCGATCAACTTTTCTCCCTGCAATCGATGGTCGGATGTTACGTACCCGTAAAAAGAGTGCCCTGTTGAATACAATTTTCCAATCGTGCGGAGGTATCACAATGGATTATGCGTGCTGCTTTCTAGATCATTGGCTTGGAGGGTTGAAGTGGGCGGATCGTAAACCCTACTATTTGTATAAAGGGTTCGTTGTTAGGCGTGTTGCATACGTCCACGACGAGGTGGAATTTGAGTGTGAAGAGCCGATTGCAAAGGAAGTGGCCAAGATGATTGAAAAAGCAATTGAACGCGCAGGGCAACATTTGAAATTAAAAGTCCCACTTGCTGGTGAGGGCAAGGTAGGTAAGAGCTGGAAGGAGGTGCATTGACAATAGGAATCTATTCTCTTGTGAATCAGGTGAACGGTAAACGATATATTGGCAAGTCTAAGAAGATTGAGCACCGAATATGGTCTCATTTCAACCTACTTAAAAAGGAGACACCTAGCCGAATTGTAAACCGCCACTTATTCGCAGCAGCAAAGAAATATGGAGTCGAGAATTTCTCTTGGGAAATAGTGGAATCGTTTGATGTACTAGATGAAGCTGCTCTAGCAGATCGGGAGATTTTCTGGATGGAATTTTACAATACCACAGATCGGGATTTCGGTTATAATCTGATGAAGGATAGCTCGTCAAGGGTGGTTGTCCATCCAGAGACGATAGCAATCTTCAAAGAGAAGATGCTTGGGGAGGGAAACCCTAACTTCGGAAATTACTGGACAGATGACCAAAAAGAGACTATGAGTCAGATAGCTAAGGATCGGCATGCAGCAGGCATCTATGGCGATGAGTGGAGAGAGAAGATTGGTAAGGCAGCTAGCGAGGTTTGGGCCAACAACCCCAAGTTAAAAGCCCAAATGGCAAGGAACGTTGCATTAGCTAAATCTGTATACAGAATCTATCAATATGATAAAATAACTCTTGACTTGGTGCGTGTATGGGATAGTATGCAAGAAATCATTGATGAAAATCCTGACTACCACAAGATTGCCATCTATTCGGTTGCAAATGGCCATAAAAAGTCATATCGTGGTTTTGTCTGGAGAACGGAAATTAAAAATTCCCTTGACAACCCCTAAAACATGCTTCACAATGTATACACATTAACAGGAGCGGGACGTAACCCGCTAACGTTCAAACGCCACTGGGGCTTTTAAAAGAGGAGAGAAGAGATGGCATCTGTAACTAAAACAATCACTGAAACAATCGGAGAGATTCAGAAAACAACATCCATGTATTTCACCTCCTTTGAGGATTTTATGGAATATGAGCGTGTTGTGAATAAGGACAGCCAACAAGACAATCAGCCAGCGTTGAAAGAGCTTGTAGTAGGAAAACAATATCGGGTTGTAAAAGATATCTCAGACCACTGTCAAGATATCGGAGACATTGTGACGGTCACGGAATATGATGAAGAGGACTACCGTCTTCCGTATCGTGTGGAAGATGCTCTTGGTAAT